CATAAAGATAATTTAATGTCTGAATTAAAAACCCGAGATGATATAGTTTTTAAAGATGGAAAGTTTAATTATACAACTAGAAACGGAAGAAAGATGATATTAGATAGTATTTATTTTGATGCTGTTAAAATGCAATATGCTTATCAACATAATAAATGGCGTAGAAAAATGAATGAAAAAGAAAAACGATTTTTTATGATATGGAAATGTAATAAAGAATATTTTTACTGGGAGTTAAACTGGGATAAAATAGAATATTTTACTGAAGAATATAATCGGGACTTCGGTCATGGATTTAAACAAGTAAGGGATGTTATTAATGTTAAAGTTGAATATATTAAACCTTTATCTACTCTTTCTCTTTGATATAAACCTTATCCATAACATCTGTAGAATGACCCATCTTTTCTGCTAATTCTTCTTGTTTCTTCTTAAGTTTGCCGAACTCTGAATCTGCCCCGAAATGATGACTAGCAACTATCTTACGCATTAAAGTAGTACTGACTGACTTATTCATATACCTTTTAGATGTTCGCATTAATAATTGACTTATCATATTTCTAGATAATGCATTACCAGTTGAAGATACGAATAATACATCTCCAGATTTTTTATTAGTTTTTCTAATATACATATTAATAATCTTTTCTAAATCTTTCGGAATATCAATCCTTTTTTCTCCATACTTTTTAGATGTTTTATATTCATTATAAACCCCAAACATTTTATTCTTTTCTTTTACTAAATAATTATTAGATTTCTTATCTTCTTCTGATAATTTATTATATGCCTTTTTACCATTCAATAAGATCTGCCCCGCCATATCATTTCTAGTGGGGATACGAATTAACATACTATAAATTGTATAAACCATTAATAATTCTCTTTCTTTACCAGTTAAATCTGTTTTCTTTTTTAATCCTTGTTCTTTAATCTGATTCTCCATCTTTTTAATCATGGATTCAACTTCTTCATATTCAGCAAAGTTTTTAGATTGTTTATCAGATATTTTACCTGATGACATCTCTTCATCATATTTAGCATTTAATTCATTTCGCATTTTATCATATTTTTCAATTAATTCAGTATATACTTCTTTATGATTTAACGCCATCAATAATACTATAACTGCATTATAAGTATTTCTTCTAGATGTATATGCCTTATCTTTTAATTTATCAGCAACCTTTTCGGGGTCAGATAAAAAGTCCCAATTATCAGTTTCGAATATCTTTTTTAATTTATTAAGATGGGTTTCATATTGTTTTATAGTATTCGGTTTTAGATTCGGTCGTGCTTCTTTAATTGAATCAGATGCATTATCAGTATTAATCTTCATATATTTATACATATATTAAGATTATTTTTTTAAATAAAAATTAATAAAAAAAGATTATTCTTCTTGAATCGCTTTCAATAATTCTTGATTAGATTCTAAAAGTTTTTCAGTCCATAATTTAAGATCTTCATAACTCTTTTTCTGTTCTAAATATAGTTTTTTATATTTATTACATGATTCAATCAACTCCCAGAAATATTTCATTTTATATTATATAAAATATTTTATTTTTAAAAACCCAAAATTGTTAAAAACTTTATTAATAATATTTTTACAAATTGCGGTTTTTAGTTTTAAGCATTAATGACATCAAACATACCATCAGATAATCTAGCAACCCGAAGATATTCACAGAAGTTTCTCATAGTATCTGCCCCCGTGCCCGTATAATCTCCCGATAAATGAAGTTCAAGACCCCGTTGCCCAACTCGTCCGCCAGTAAGTTTAGTTCCAAGATAAAAGAAATGACCCTTAAGATTAGCATTCTGGGTTCTACCCTGAAGGGTTGAAGTCCCGATAGTATCTTTCTGATCTGCGAATTCTGTTCTAGTAATAAAAGGAACGCCTTCTGAATCAGTAAGAATACTAAATAGTCGTGCAGTATTATCTACATCTGAAGAAAACTCAAATCTATCATTATATCTAATATTATATTTAATTTTACCAGGTGTATTAGCGGTTGCCCCCGTGCCCGTAAGCGATGGAGCAATTGCGTTTGCTTGCGTTAGAATATTAGTTTCTGTATTAGATGTATCAGATAGTAATGTTAATACTCGGGGGACTAGACGATTCGCCATACCAAGATTTCTAATAATACCTGAAGTTAAACGGGTTGCATCAACCGAAGTTTCTACAAGACGATAATCTACAAAACTAAAAGACATATCTTTATTAGCATTAGCAAATCTCTCCATCTCATCAGACATACCATAATATACATAATCAGCACAAAACTTAAGATCAGTTCTACGAATTAATGATTCTGAATCTGCGTCATCATTCGCATCAATCTGAAGACGATGACCTTTAGTCGGATAAAATGTTAATTCAATATTAATCGGTTCTCGGATCATGTATAAAGGAAGTTGATTAACCTTAAGAAAAGGAAATAGATCAGAAAGATCTACAGACCAAGTGGGACTATCTTCTTTATGTGCCGTATCTGATTCTGCCCATAGCGGAATATTTAATTCACCAGGGGATTCTCCTTCGTATTCATATCCATTATCTAATTCATATCGGGTTGCTGTATCCCTTGTACCATTAGCATATTGAAACTTATGATTCATAAAACGCCCAGTTGTATAAAACTCCCGTTCAATATTATTTTCGTTTTTAATTAATGAAGATTTAACTGCATGAAGCGAATCCCAAGAAGATACTTCATTCAGGGTTTTATTACCAATCTTCAAAACTGCCTTTTTAATTACTTGCCCGATGCCCGTTGCTGGATTAACATAACCACTATTAACTCCCGTGCCTGCTTCTACAGATAAAAATAGTTTCGAATGACTATGAAGAAAACCCTTATTCTGAAGCGTAAATCTACAGAAACCATCTTGCGTTGCTGACCCTTGATTAAATACAACGGGTTCTAAAAGATCTGTTTCTATCTTCTGTTCAAAATTAACAGGAATCTTATTAAGTGAAATCAAATCAGGAATACTACCAGTATCATCAGAATAACTCATATTTTATAATATTAAATATATTATAAATCATGAAATAAAAAAATTAAAAAATATTTATTAGATAGAAAACAAAAACCCATATTTGCGAATTATTTATTAAGAAAGATTTATACAAATTGCGGTTTTAGATAAATGTTAAGTCCTTATCAAGATTCATCTTATAACAAAAAAAGAATGACGCATAAGGCGGTGTGTAATTTTTATTTATACTATTTAGATGTCTAAACTTAATTCTATTAAATGGAACTATGATCTGTAATTTATCTTTAAAATCTTCTTGAAAATATTTATAACATAATAAAACACTCGGAGCAACTAAAATAAAAGGTTTATCTAATTCTTTTAATCTTTTTAATATTTCTTTTTTTTTACTAAATGGCGGATTATCTATGACAATATCATATTCAGGTGTATATGAAAAGAAATCTTTATCTTCATGAATTATATCAAAACCCATATCATTAAAATATTCTTTTTGCTTACCATCACAATAAAACGGACTCCATATCTTTTTATCTTCTGGAATAAATTGTTTTATTCTTAACCAATCTTCTTTATTAGTAATATAATTATCAGATTCTTTATCATTAGTAAAACTCATTTATTATATTATATATTTTATTTTTTTCTTTTAAACGAATTACTGAATTAACTGAACGCCAGATTGATTGTATAGAAGGGTTGCCTTTGCCTTGAAGAATAGATAAACTCCAATCGGATTATCAGTATCTAATTCAGATTCAATAGAAACCCCAAATTGTTGCTGACTAAAATCTTCTCCAGCATCTCCAATACCATACCTTACCCCGAGACCCATTACTGCCCCGCCGTCTGGGATTCTAGAATAACTAGTTGCTTCTTTTAATGTACCCATAAGATATTCGCGATTAGTATTTTCTGGAGAAATAGTAGAACGGGTCTGATGATATAATGGAACAACTGCATCATATAAACCTTTAATAATCTGGGGATCTGGGAGAGTTGTCTTATCATCATCAAGAATAACATTATTATAATCAAACTCGGCAGGATATTTAGTACCACCCTTTAAGAATTGAACCCGTTTAATATTAGCAAGTTGCCCCCCCGAAGCATTAACAGAAGCATTAGAAGGATAAGTAGTAGCAGACCCGTCTGCTTGAAGGGTGTTAATATTAGCAACAGGCATAAATGTCATGAAGGCAGATTGAAGGTTTTTAAGGGATAATGAATATTGAATCTGTGCATTAGTAGAATTGATAGATGTATATAAACTAGTAATTGTATTAAACGCAAAAGAACCCGATTGACCTGCTTGACGCATATCTGCAGGGAGATCTTGAACTTCGCAACATAACTTAAGATCAGATAATCTATAATGTGCTTCACCAAGACCAGAAGCAACAACTCCATTTTCAAAATATAAAACATTAGCATCAGGCATTAACATTATTTCTACCTGAAGACCCCCGAATGCATCTTGACGAAGATCTACCATATTACCAGATTGAACGAAACCGCAAGGGAGATGAGCAGAAAAACTTGTTGTCTGTGTGCCCGATGCGTTATTCTCCATTACTGACTGCCTGAAGGCATCAGAAGAAGGCATCTGAAGAGTTGTTTCTCCCATATGCCCGATCTGGTCATTCAAAGAACTAGTAAGTGCAGAATAAGTATTAAACCATTTTGCGTAGTGTCTTATCTGCTCGCAGATCATTTTAGATCGGTGTGCCCGAATAGTAAGTTGATCGAATATATTATAAATACCCAGACGATTATTCATAGTAATACCATCTCCATTCTGTACGGGTGAAGGGGTTGCGTCATTATTTTTATACGCATTAAAATTACCAACTATTCTAATACTAGAAGGATCTAAAAGACCTTCTTGTGCGGAAATAGTAAAACTTAATATCGGAAAACCATTCTTAAAACTTACAACTCCATCAGCAGGAACATTATCAGGGCGGATTTCAACATATCGACTTGTCATATTTTATAATATTTATAATATATAATTTTAAAAAGAAAAATAAATAAAAAAAAAATTAATGATCTGTTATTTCTAAATCAACACCAATATAATTTCTTTTTAATAATTCAGATCTATTACCGACATAAGATGCATGACAAGTCATATCAAGAATAGTATCATCTTCATTAGTATAAGTTTTAATAAAATAATCAATCTGATCGTCGCATCTAGTTATACCAGATTTATCCATTCTTATATTCCAATCTTTATAAGTTGTGGGATATTTACCATTATGACCTTTATTATTATCTTCTTCTTTCCAATATTCTCCCGATAGTGCTTTTTCACCCCAGTAAGGATTACTTTTAGAACCAACTCCCCCTTTAGATTTTTTAATGAATTGATCTCCAACCATCTGCGGATTATAAGTCCCCTTTTTTTTATAATAAATAAATATTTCTTCAATTGATCTTAAAGGTTGATATTTAGCAGAAAAGAAACCCGTTGAATTATTCTTTTTCCATGAATAATGATATTTCGGTTTTTCATATTTTAATAATTCATAAGTAAAAGGAATTGATGCATATAAACATATAATACCATTCGGTTTTAATACTCTCCACATTTCAGGAAATAATTCAGACCAATTAAGACCTTTATCCCATTTTGCTTGTGTTGTACCAAATGGCGGATCAGTATAAATAAAATCTATTGAATCTTTTTCTAATGTTTTTATAACTTCATGAATATCTCCTTCAATATATTTCTTCATATAATATTATATATTATATAATTTAATAAAAGATAAAATTAACAAAAAACCTTAATTTGTGAATTAGTTATTTAATAAGATTTATACAAATTGCGGTTTTATATTTATAGAACAACTTGAACATTACCCGAACCGATAAGAAGGCGTCTAACAGATAGAATATAAGAATTAAATAGTTTCGGTTTAGCAGGAACGCCCGTGCCAGTATATTTAATAATAACAGAAAGATCTTTACCCCTTAAATCTAATGCACCTTGATTTACCCCGAAACCCCTGCCGAAAACAAAATTATCTTTAAACGCTCTGAATGAACGGGGGACTATACCAGCATTATCTAAACATTTTTCTAATTCGTATAAATGAAATGCATCTATAGATTGCCTTGAAGCAATTTTAGATACATCAATCGGTCTTGATGGAACTAAACGCTGATTTATCTGATATTGAATATCTTTTAATTCATCGCATATACCAGTATAACCCGAGCGATTACTGAATAATGAAAGGTCATCAGCATCAGCATTTTTTAGAATCTCGTAAGTGCCGATACCAGCAATCTGATCTTTAGCAGAATATACTGAAGCATCTTGCGGAATAATTAACAAACTTTTCGCCCGACTATTCTGTGCGAATACTTGAAAGGTGGTTTGTCTATCAGAAGCAAGAATACTATTTTTATAATTAGTTGCTGTCATAATATCTATTTCTATATTTTTACCTTCTCTAACCTTCTGAAGCATACCCGCTTCATATTGCGGGTCTAATTGAACTTGACTAATAATTAAATTAACATTACTTATTGTATATGATACATCATAACTAGTTGAAGATTCAACCGCAGTTGAATATAAAAATACTTTTTCTTTAGTTAAAGAAAATGCCCCCGTGCCGTTATTACTAACTGGAGAAGCAAAACCAACTTCAACCAAACCATTACTAGATAAATTAATACTAGATATTGTCATCGTCCCAGAAATATTAGCAGTAGAAGTCATATCATCATCATCGCATAGATTTAATGTTTCTCCAATAGAAAAAGGAAACTTACTAACCGCATCTGATCCATGAATATTATTTTTAGTAGAAACATAAATACTAGAAACTGCTGTAGATCCAACTGCCCAGTTATTCGCCCCCGTAAGTGATCCGTTTAATGAATGAAAGAACGGGTTTAACTTACCCCTTCGGGTGCGTAGTACAGAATCTAATTGTTTTAGAACTTCTCCCGCTGGTGCTGTATCAATTTCGATATAAAGTCCCTGCGTCATCATGACTGGAAATATAGATTCATTCTGGGCGAAAATACCAGTATGAAGTGGGATACATAACTTCGCCTTCAAGAAAGCATCATTAGTCCAAGTATCCGTAGATGCTTGATTACCTTCAACCTTCTTGAAAAAAGCATTAGTTAAAGTATTTGCCATTAAAGATTGACTAGTGCCTTGCGTCCCCCGATTCGCGATATTATGAACCCCTGAACCTTCTCTTAATGCCCTGAAATTACGGGTTGAATTATCAGTATCATAATCATACCTTACCGAACATAAAGAAGAATATGAATCTATTTCTTCTAAAAGGTTTCCCCTTGAACCATCATAAATACGAATATTTTTAATTAATGCAGATCCCCCCATCTGATCT